CGGGGCGGTGGGCATCGGCGCGATGATCACGGTGGTGATCGAGATCCTGAAGCGGTTCGGGCTGGTGCCGGATGGCGCGGCCGGGCGGTGGGCGACGATCGCGAACGTGGTGGCGTTTGCCGGGCTGGTGCTGGCCGGGGTGTTCGGGATCGATTACAGCGGGGACCAGGCGAAGGTGATTTTCGATCTGATCTATCGCATCGGGCAGGCGATCCTGATGATCATCTCCTCGCCGGTGTTCTACGACCTGCTGCGCAAGGCGAACGTATTCCCGGCCTATCATAGCGGGTGATCATCGACACGGGGGCCGTCGTCGCGCTGCTGAGCGCGCTGGTGAGCGTGGGCAGCCTATACGTCGCGTACCGTACCTCGCGGGCGTCTGCCAAGAAGGATGAGGTGGACGCCCTGCGGGGTATCATCACCGAGTTGGAAAAGCAGGTCAAGAGGCTGCGGGTGGAGGTGGATGCCTGGCAGCGGCGGTTCGTGCGGGTGTGCAGGCGGGCGGGGCTGGATCCAGATGAGCAGATCACGGGGCCGCTAGCGGCGTTGGAGGATTGGGATGGGCAGGGATAACTGGGCGGTCGAGAAGGTGATCGAGGTGGCGGAGAGAATGGCGGTGCAGTTGGCCTCACAGAGCGGGGAGCTGCTGGAGATGGCGGGGGACCTGCAGGCCGACGTGGAGGGGCTGGCGGGGCCGTACGAGGATATCGTGGAGCATATCCCGGTGAACCCGAACCCGACGGATCCGCCGACGTGGTGGATGCGGCAGCCAGGGGAGATCAAGGGGATCACGATCCACCACACGTTGTCGCACGATCCGCGGAACGTGGCGCGGTACGTGATCGAGCAGAAGGGGCGGCCGACGCTGCCGTATCATTTCTGGGTGAGCAAAGAGGGGGAGTGCTGGTTGTGTGTGCCATTGACGTTTGGGATGTGGCACGATCACACGGGGCACAGGAACGTGAACATCTCCGTGGGGATGGCGGGTCATCTCCACAAGGTGAAACCGACGAGGGCGCAGTTAGAGGCGACGGTCAAGCTGGTGGCGTGGTTGATGGGGGAGTATGACGTGCCGCTGGAGGAGGTCCAGGGGCATTGTGACCGATATGCGGGGACGGTTTGCCCGGGGTGGGATGCGAACCACTGGCGGGAGATGTTCTATCAGGCGTTGGAGACGCGGATTTCAGGACAGGACGGATAAACACGGATTACAGGACAGAACGGATTAGGATTAGGATGCGGCCTGGGGGCGCTGGGTTGGATGTCCGCGATGTGCGACCCCGCCCTGCACGGAGTGGAGCCTCCCTCCGGCCCAGCGCCCCGAGGTCGTGATCTATGAGTGAGATTCAGTCTTTGCCAGGTATGGAGGGTCTCCCCGACCCTTTGGACGCGGCCCAGCTCCGGGCCGGAGAGGCGCGCGCTGTGTTCGAGGCGCGCTGGGGCAACACGCCGTGGATGGATGACTATTTCAGCTTGTTGGCGGAGGGGTGGGATTGGCGCCAGGCGGCGTATATCGTGTGGGCGTGCCAACCGAAGGCGAGCCGGATCCCGGCGACGCAGCAGGAGTTCGCGGTGTCGATCGGCCTAACGACGGATCGAACGATCCGCAAATGGCGGGATGGGAATCCGGCGATCGACGAGCGGATCCACGAGCTGACGGCGTCGGCGCTGATGAAGGCGCGGGCGGAGGTGTTCGACGCACTGATCACCGCGGCGACGAATCCCAGCCCGCGGGCGTGCACGGACCGGAAGCTATTTTTGCAAATGACCGGCGATTTTAAGCCAGAGCAGACGCTTCGACTCGGGGGTGCACTGCCCGACGATTTGGCGGAGGTGAGCGCGGCGGAGCTGCGGGCGCTGGCACAGACGCCGACGTCGCCTCGAGGCGAAGATGGCGCGCCAAGGGATCGTGATGGTGAGTAAGCGGGACGTCGCGCAGGCGGAGCTGGCGAAGAGGGAGCTGGCGCGGCGGCATCTGATCGATTTTACCACGTACACTTTCCCCCAGTACCAGGTGGTCCCCCACAACATTTTGCTGGCCCAATATCTGGAGTCGGTGGAGCTGTACGTGGCGACCGGCGGCGCGGAGGGGATCGGGCGGCTGATGGTGTTTATGCCTCCACGGCACGGCAAGAGCGAGCTGGTAAGTGTGCGTTTCCCGACGTGGTTCCTGGGACGTAATCCAGAGAAGCGGGTGATCCTGGCCTCGGTGACTGCGAGTCTTTCGACGGGGTTCAGCCGCCAGGGGCGGAATACCATCCAGGGGGTGGCGTACCAGGCGATTTTCGGCAGCCAGAGCGGGCAGGCGGAGGCGGTGGGGCTATCGGAGGACAGCCGGTCGGCCGAGGCCTGGAATCTGGCGGGGCACCGGGGGGGGCTGGTGGCGGCGGGCGTGGGGGGCTCGATCATCGGGCGGGGGGCGCATCTGGGGATCATCGACGACCCGTTCAAGGACCGGGCAGATGCGGAGAGCCAGGTGGTGCGGGACCGGGTGGATGACTGGTATCGGAGCACGTTTTACACGCGGCTGGAGGATGGCGCGGCGGTGGTGCTGATGCACCAGCGGTGGCACGCGGACGATATGGCGGGGCGGCTGTTGCGGCGGATGGTGGAGGACGAGGGGGCGGATCAGTGGGTGGTGCTCAACTTACCGGCCATCGCGGAGGAATGGGCGGGAAAGGTGACAGGGGAGGAGGTCCTCGAGGGGTGCCGGGCGGGGTGGTGGAAGAGCGTGGACGCGCTGAGGCGGAAGCCGGGGGAGGCGCTGTGGCCGGGTAAGTATCCGGTGGCGGTGTTGGAGCAGATTCGGAACAATATCGGGCGGTACGAGTTCGACGCGTTGTACCAGCAGCGGCCGTGGCGGCGGGAGGGGACGCTGATCAAGGCGGCGCAGATCAAGGTCATCGACGCGGACCAGGTGCCGGGGGAGGTCCGCCCGGTGCGATATTGGGACCTGGCGGTGGGGCGATCGAGCAAGGCGCACTATATCAGCGGGGCGCTGTGCGGGATGGACGCGCAGAAACGGTTTTACATTTTGGACATCCGGCGGATCCCAGCGCCGTGGTCGGCAGCCAGGCCGCGGATGGTGGAGGTGATGCTGGCGGATTCGATGGAGGTGGTGCAGGGGATCGAGGTGGCGGGCCAGCAGGACGGGTATTATCAGGAGTTTCGGGACGATGAGCGCCTCCACGAGCGGTCGATCACGGCGATCGGGGTGCGAGGAGACAAGGAGGCCCGGGCCCAGCTCTGGGCGACGCGGATCGAGGACGATCGCGTTTTTATGGTGCGGGGACCGTGGAACGAGGATTTTATCGCGGAGGCGGTGGCATTTCCGGCGGGGGCGAACGACGATATGGTGGATTCGGTGAGCGGCGGGTGGCAGATGTGTCCGGGGTACGTGACGATGGCGGATGTGGGGATGGCGCCGGACGTGCCGAGCCGGTGGGATCCGTTTGGGGAGATGGGGGGACACGGATCTCGGGACAACAGCGGATTTGAGAATAGAACGGATGGGGAGGGTCGGTGGCTCGCATAGAGTACACGGAGACGGGGAAAAGTGGGCTGGTCACGTTCAACGGGCTGGTGAGCGAGGGGTACACGAGCAAATTAGAGTGGCCGAGCGCGTACGCGATCTATGACGAGATGCGGCGGCGGGATCCGACGATCCGCACGATGTGGAACGCGCTGATCTTGCTGGCTAGGACAGCCTCCTGGTATTTCGAACCGGCGGGGGATACGGATTGGGACAAGCGGGCGGCGGAGTATCTGCAGGATTGCATCGAGGATATGAGCAGTCCGGTCGAGGATTGCATCGAGGACGCGCTGACGTGCGTGCTGTTCGGGTGGTCGTGGCTGGAGCTGGTGTACAAGCGGCGACCAGATGGCCAGGTGGGGTGGCAGAAGTGGGCGATGCGGCGGCAAAGCTCCTTCGAGCGATGGGAGTTCGACGCGACAGGCGGGGTGCAGGGGATGGTACAGCGCCCAGCGCCCGATTACGAGGAGATCCCGATCCCGATCGGGAAGAGTTTGCATTTTACGAGCCAGCGGGACGGGGGGAATCCGGAGGGGCTGGCGATTCTGGAGACGGCGTACGAGCCGTGGTACTACCTCAAAAACCTGCAGATCATTCAGGGGATCGGGTGGCAGCGGACGTTCGTCGGATTGCCGACGTTCGAGTTCACGACAAAGCCGTCAAGCGAGGATCTGGCGGCGGTGGAGAAGGTGGGGCAGGCGCTGACGGTCGATGCGAAGCAGTTCGTCAGCGTGCCGGAGACGGTCAAGTTCAGGCTGGAGAGCGCGCAGAACAGTGGGGCGGAGTCG